CGGAATTGGAACCTACTCTTAATACTTTTTAGGTGAATATTGTGAAAGTTGTAATTAATAATTGCTATGGTGGTTTTAGTTTGTCGGAATCAGGAATTGCTCGTTACCTGGAATTCAAAGGTATTGAATGGCCTAATGCTGGTTTTTATGACCGTGATATCTCTCGTAGTGATTCGGATTTAATTCGGGTCATTGAGGAACTAGGTGATGCTGCCAGTGGTGCCTGTGCTGATTTAAAAATCGTGGAAGTTCCCGATGAGGTTGATTGGTACATTGAAGAATACGATGGTAACGAATGGGTTGCTGAAAAGCACCGTACATGGAGTTGAAATGAAATTTAAACTATTGGTTGTCGCCGGCGTTGTCGCCCTTTCTGGTTGTTCTTCTCCGCCTGTCCATAAGTTATCTGGCTATGATGGCCCGGAAGCTATGCATCGGAAAGAAATTGTACAAGCCTCAAGGGAATGTACAAGGGAGAATATGCGACCGAATGTGGAATATGTGGCTCAGAAAATCAATTCTGGCGGCCGTGTTTTAATTCCAATCAATGTTCATTGCGACCCTGTGGATCCTCCAGGCGGTTATCATGCACCGAAATATCCACCAGGATATTATCCGCCCCCACCACAACAAAGTGGATATTACCCACAATCGGTTAATTATGGACATAATCATTCCAATATTAGCACCACGCCATTTAACCAAACATATGTTATTCCTGGCACCGTTGGATACATACCAACACCACAGCAACAATACGGTGGTCGTAGATGGTAAATATTTAAATTTCTAGTGTTGTTTTTTTACAACATTATCCAAAAAGTTCTTGACTCCTTTGCCGGTTCGTGTATAATGGTACCTGTTGAATTGATAAGGAAACAAAATGTTGAAAGCAGAAAAATTTGAAGTCCGTGATGTTATCCGTTCTTACGATTTTAAACCTATGGTTGGTCGTGAAGATTGTTTCGTTGAAGGCGAAATTTTGGAAATCACCAACGAGCAAGGCTACAATGCCTATAAAATCGTTGTGACCAAGGACTCATGGTCGGATGCTGAAGATAAAGGTCGAGTTGGTAAAATCGTGTTTTGCCCTGTTGCGGTATTTCACAACGATTATCCAGGTCGTATTATTAATTTGTCAAGGATTTAAAATGGCTGTAATGAAAGATGTTTTTACCGATATTCAGATTTTGTTGGAAGATTCCGACAATACTCCTCTGATGATAGCTCGGAAGTTAGGCATACCTGTTGAGTGGGTATTTGACGTTTTGGATTATTCTGATGTTGTTTCGGATGATAATTTCTGATGGGTACCGTTACATTTCTCTTGGGTTTTTTTATTGTGTTTGCCGCCTCTGGTATTGAGGGTGGTTCTGATTTATTTTTTTATGGAATTTCGGCTGTAGGCCTTTTGCTAATGTTTATTGGTGCTCGCTTAGCGAGCTCGTTAAAGGATTTTGAATGAGTTTGACCAAGCGTAACCTTATCGCCAAGGATTTGAGAACACCCAAGTACCGTATGCGGGTTGCGGTTTCAAAAAAGGTCTATGACCGTAACCGCAGCAAGCGTACCGTACAAAAGGATGTTTATGTCGGAACCTAATGCGACCGAATTTGATGGTTTTTACCTGATGCCAGGAGACGATGAAGGTTCCCTGAAATTGTCCTATTTTGATTTTTTGGATGATTTTGATAAAGGTGAAAAAGTTGGTGGCACGAAATTTGGTGATATGTACCATGTTATATTCTTTAAACAGAGTGAAAATGGTGAACCAGAATTTGATGACCACTTTGAGGCGATTTTTAGTGATCCTGAGACATACGTTTACGGCTTGATCCGTGCAAATGTGTATGGATGCTTTGTTAGAAAGACGGAAAACAGCTATAAATGGGTCGATGATTACCTCAAACGCACATTAAGTCGTGTTACACTATTAAAACTGAAAAATTATGCTAAAGAAATTGCGGAGAATTGAAAAATGAGTGGAAAATTTGATTTTAGTGATGTTGAAACAAGAAATTGGTTGAAGGGTTTGCTGAAAAGTGAAGTTGTAACGCTGACTTTTACGAAAAAAGACGGATCGCAGCGTGAAATGGTCGCTACTTTGTCAGAAGAACACATTCCTAAGACTGAAAAGTCAGCGGAAAGTGTTGGAACACGAAAATATTCAGATGAAGCACAACCTGTGTATGATATTGAAGCAAAAGGCTGGCGAAGTTTTCGCTGGGACTCGCTTTCCAAGCTAGAATTTTCGATTGGAGAAGAAATTGGCGAATAATCTCAAAGAAAGTGTTATAATGGCACTTGGCGGACTGACCGCTATATTGCTGGTTGTTGCAATTTTTACTTTAGGCCCACTTTTTGTCGTTTGGGCATTAAATACGTTATTTCCAATTCTGGAGATTCCTTATACTTTCAGTACTTGGTGTGCAGTTATTGTTTTAGCGTGGTTTCTGCGAGTTAAAATTTCTGTTAAAGGATAATTATGAAATATATTGTTGAAAGTATCGGTGTTTTTCGCATGGTTCATGTGGTCGAGGCCGAAAATAAAGATGAAGCATTCCGTATTGCTAATGTAGCTGATGACAATTGGCAAGAGCACTTAGGTGAAATGCGAATGGATGTATCTGAATTTACCGAAGAACAGATTACTCATTTTAAGAAAAAACAGTATTTTTGGGAAGGAGTAGCATTCAAAGATGAAGATGGCTTCGTTGCTTATAATCATCCGAATGGTGAAGTTGTTAAAAATAAAGATGTATTGGTAAAGTGAAAATATTTTTAGGTAATAGTGAAAAAAGTGCTTGACCGCAGAACAAAAAGCATATATACTAGGACTATGATGAAAACTATACATACACTCTCAATATCTCCTTGCCAGTCCTTAGCGACATGGCCGGCCGATTATCGCTCATCAAAAAATGAGAATAGCGGCTTTATTGGATCAAATGGGGTTTGTGTAACGTAGTATATTAGATAAAATCTAATTCATCACAAACCCTAGTAAACGAAAGTTTCTAGGGTTTTTGTTTTAGTGTTGTGTGAAAACGACAGGCTGTAAATAGTCGTTGACTTGTGAAGTGGTTCATGTATAATGGACACATAGTAAGAAATAAATGTTCTTTAAAAATTAGAGTAGTAAATATGTTGCGGTATAGTGAAATGGTATCACGATGGATTTTGAATCCGTTATCCTTGGTTCGATCCCAAGTACCGCTGCCATATTGAAGTACATTTCAGGTAGGCTAGCCAACATTCTGTTTTATCGAACAGGATCAGGAGTGTATTTCAATATGGGTACGTGGTCGAGTGGTTGATGGCTCTAGTCTTGAAAACTAGCGAATGTAAAAGTTCCGTAGGTTCGAATCCTACCGTACCCGCCATATTTTATAGGAGAACGATATGTCTGGAGTATTTCTTGTAAGTGATACACATTTTGGACACGCTGGTGTATGTCGTTTCACACACCAAGATACCGGAGTAAAGATTAGACCATGGACTGATCCTGATGAAATGGACGAAGCGATGGTCAAACTCTGGAATGAAAGAGTAGGAAAGAATGACAAAGTGTACCACCTCGGCGATGTAGTGATTAACCGCAAAGCTCTTGGTATTATGCGTAGACTTAATGGTGATAAAGTTCTTATTCGTGGTAACCATGATATTTTTCGTGATGATGAATACCGTGAACATTTCAGAGAGCTTCGTGCTTATCATGTAATGAACGGAATGATTCTTTCACATATTCCACTTCATCCAGAAAATCTTGGAAGATTTGGTGTAAACATTCATGGACACCTTCATACGAACCGTGTTATGAAGGCGAAAGGTATTAATTATCCGACTGGAGAAGTTATCTACAGCGAAACGGAAATTGATCCACGTTATCATTGTGTATGCGTTGAACAGACAGATTTTGCACCGATTCTTTTTGAAGATGTAGTTAAGAGAATTGAAGCACAAGGTGGTAAGGTAGGTTTTAGTAACGGAAATGGGTAGTTGGCTGAGTGGTCGAAGGCAGCGGCTTGCTAAGCCGTCCACCGTAAAGGTGCATAGGTTCGAATCCTATACTACCCGCCATTTTTAATAGTGCGATGGCTGAGTGGTCAAAAGCAACGGATTGCAAATCCGTAAAATCGTCAGTTCAAATCTGACTCGCACTTCCAGTAAGAAAGTTTTATTGTTGCCTAAACAACACTAAAACTAGTTGTTTTATATCTGAGTATAGTGTAGTCTGGTAACATACCTGGTTTGGGACCAGGCGTCCAAGGTTCGAATCCTTGTACTCAGACCAGTTTCGGGCTGTTAGTGCTAATGGGAACACATCTGGTTTGCAACCAGAAATTGAGAGTTCGATTCTCTCACGGTCCACCAAGTTTTAGGTCCTTAGTAAAATGAATATTACATTTCGCTACGAACGAAAAAGTGGGAGTTTGATTCTCTCAGGACCTACCAAGTATTATTGCAGAGTTAGCTCAGTTGGTAGTAGCAACGTCTTGATAAGGCGTAGGTCATTGGTTCAAGCCCAATACTCTGTACCAAGTTTTAGGATAGTAACAGCAAATTTAAAACATCAAACTGCTAATTTGAACCGTTAAAATCTATCCTGTTGTTTTATATCTCGGTGGTGTTAATGGCAGCACAACGGTCTCCAAAACCGCTAGTGAGGGTTCGAATCCTTCCTGAGATGCCAGTTATGCGGGTATGATGTAAAGGTAACCTAATTCCTTGCCAAGGAATATTTGAGAGTTCGATTCTCTCTACCCGCTCCAAGTTTTTAAAAGGAGTAGTAATCATGCGTAAGATTGATGTTAATGAAGTGAAAGAGTTTATTGAAGCACAAAGTCCTGAGACTAAGATTTATATCGGTGCGGACTCGGCTCGTTTCCTCATTGGTAAAGATTGGTATGCTGATTACACTTTAGCTATTGTAGTACATATTAATGGTAAGAATGGTTGTAAAATCTTTGGTGAAGTCCAAACTGAAAGAGATTGGGATCAAAGAAAAGACAAACCAAGAATGCGATTAATGAATGAGGTATACAAAATTGCCGAATTGTATTTGAAGTTGAAAGACGTTTTGGAAGACCGTGATGTTGAGGTACATTTGGATATTAATCCTGATGAAATGCACGGTAGTTCATGCGTTATCAATGAGGCAGTTGGGTATATCAGAGGTATGTGTAATGTTATCCCTCTGGTAAAACCTCAAGCGTTTGCCGCATCTTTCGCTGCGGATCGTTTAAAATTCGTATTAGATAAAGTAGCATAGTTTAAGTAGGCGAGATTAGTTTAATGGTAAAACTATAGATTTCCAATCTGTTGTTATCAGTTCGATTCTGATATCTCGCTCCAAGGTTTATAAAGGTGATTATGTATAAAATTTATTTTACAAATGAATATGGTGAAGCTAGATCCTATAATGAGGATACGCTGGAATCTGCATTGGAAACAGTAAGTGGTTTAAGAAATCAAAGCCGGTATAGTTTTGTTACCATGGTTGGTGAGAATCCAAATCAAGTCGGTAAGATGGGTGTTGATTCAGTAGAAGATGGAAAACTCCCAAGTGGTGAAGAATACACTTGGAAGATGCGTAGGTAAAGCCTTGGTGGTGTAATTGGTAGATGCGCTGGTCTTAGAAGCCAGTGGAGAAATCCGTGTCGGTTCGAGTCCGACCCGAGGCACCAAGTAATGCCCCCATAGTATAATGGATAATGCAAGGGATTTCTACTCCCTTAATGTGGGTTCGATTCCTGCTGGGGGTGCCAGTAATGCGAGTGTGGCGAAATTGGTATATGCAACAGACTTAAAATTTGTCTCCGAAAGGAATGAGGGTTCAAGTCCCTCCACTCGCACCAGTTATATTTTTGTATAAGTAGTAAATTATTTTAATATAAATATAAGATAACTTTTTATACTTTTATAAAGTAATCGAGAAAATCAATGTTAAATTTTAAATCATTCCTAAAAGAAGAAGCTGAAGCAGGTGGAAAACTTCAGCATATTACTCATCCAGAAGATCGTCCATTGATGCATGGTCACGCTGGATTTGAACAAGCTCATGCTGCTTTAATGAATGCTCATGCTCATATGAAAGCTGGACGCCAAAGTTCCAACTTGACAATGAAGTATGATGGTTCTCCAGCAATTGTTTTTGGTCATCACCCTGAGAATGGTAAGTTCTTCGTTGCCACTAAATCTATCGGTAACAAGAATCCAAAAATCAACCATACTCATGAAGATATTGATCGAAATCATGGTCATGCTCCAGGTCTTGCTTCTAAATTACATACCGCACTCGATCACCTGAAGAAAGTGGCACCAAAAACTGGAGTATTTCACGGTGATTTGATGCATACAAGCGAAGATCACAGGATTCACGAATCTTTTATTCTTGAAGCAAAGGGTGATGTTTCTTTCACACCTAATACAATTACTTACACAGCCAAGGGTCAACACGCCAAAGCAATTAAAAGATCAAAGATTGGTGTAGTTGTTCACCAACAGTATCATGGTAAAGATATTGCAAGTTTATCATCGTCTCCTCATGTAGATATAAGTCAATTCAAACATCATCCTGATGTACACTTACATGGTGCTGAACATGATACATCAAAGGTTAGTCATTCTGAAGAAAACGAATCAGGTTTTCAAAGACACATGAATGCAGCAAAAGAGATTCATGAAACCCATGGTCATGCAATGTATAATGCTATTCACCCAAAACATTCTGGTGATGTTGGTCATCTTTCAACTTACATTAACAAGACAGTTCGCCATGATGAAGTACCAAATGTAAAAGGATTTAAAGAACATCTTGCTGCTCATCATGAAAAAGAAGCATCAAAGGTTAAGACTGAGAAATCGAAAGCAGTTAAAACTGCTGAAGGTGCAGAACAAAATGCTCACGTTGAAAAGAACAAACAACACTATGCTAATTTGTTATCAATGCACCACCACTTAGCTCAAGCAAAGAATCACTTGGTTAAATCTTTAGAAACACATGAGGGTGACTATGACCACCATATTGAAGGTAAAAAATCTAAGCCAGAGGGTTTTGTTGTTAACAGTGAACACGGTCCAGATAAATTAGTTAATCGTGCTGAGTTTGCTAAACAAAATTTATTAAAGGTGAGAAAATAATGTTTTCATCCTTTTCAAAAGGATGCTTTGTGGGACTATAGCTCAGTCAGGTTAGCAGCGATTTCCTCATAAGAAATGGGTCACTGGTTCAAATCCAGTTGGTCCCACAAAGCATCCTGAATTTATTTGAAAGTATCATTTGCCTGATAGTGTTGCGTAAAAACAACACTATCTTTTTTTTGTCTTGCAATTAGTCTTATACTATGATACAATGGTACTGTTAACCAACGGAGATTTATTATGATTCGCAATAAAAAAGATGCATATGAAAGAGTAATCGACCTGACCGGTCCTGATGGCAATGCATATGCCTTAATGGGTTATGCCGTACGATTTGCCAAACAATTAGATTTGGATGCCACGCAAATTCGGGAAGAAATGATGGCTGGTGATTATGAGAATTTGGTAGCTGTTTTCGATAAGTACTTCGGAGATTATGTGACTTTGGAACGATGATGGAAGATGGCGTTTATATTCTAATCACAAAAGATGGTTACCGAGTTACCTATTCAGAGGATGATTACATTTACCTCTACGGCACATTTAATGATGATACGATGGCATATGATTTAAATCCAGATGTATTAAATGCAATGTTTGGTAAGTGTGCCGTATTTCCTGATGCAAAATCGGTTTTGAAGGCTGCTAAGTACATAAGTAAAACGGTACAAGAAACGGTAAATGGTATTATGTTCATAGATTCCTATGGCAAATATACTTATGAGGAATTATTAAATGGCAAGGCAAACAAAAAACTCGGCTGAGATTGACCGCATTTTAGGTAAGTCAGCAGAACCGAAATATGAAAAATTGGAATCTCAAAGTGAGATTTCGGCAGCTCTGAATTGGTATCATTCTAGTAAAGATGCTAAAACTGCGGCTAAGTACATTGCGGATTATGCCAAGAAACATAAAATTTTAGGCAAATTGGATACTAGCAAGACCTATATTACAATAGGTTTCTTGTGTCGTATTGTTGCCAATGGCACAATTCTACCTGAAGCAACCGTTGGTAATCTTAAACAAACTGTTACCGAGTTAATGTCTCTGGATGAGTCCAAAACAACCGAGGATACAAAAAAAGTTCCAGTAGTCACCATACAAGACCGACTAGCGGAAAAAGTCTCTGAAGTTGCAGGAGAATTGGAAGGTGCTATTGATGATTACATTACTAGTGGATTCTCGAAGCAAACTTCGCCTTTCGGTATTATGCACGATAGAGTTAAGGCAATGCACGCTACTCGCCTGATTGAAATCTTCCGTAAGCGTAGAGCTGAATTTGATGAAGTATTAAACACCAACGATTCTTTACTGAAAGAAGGTTATTCCAATTTCAGTAAACCAGAATTAAAAAAGATTGTGGCATTCTGTGATTTAATTATTACCGATGCAATGAAATTAAGTGCAGCGTCTAAACTCACCAGAAAACCTCGCAAACGCAAAGCTGTATCTGCCGATCAATTAGTTGCAAAAGTACAATTCTGTGAATTTAATGATGAATTTAAATTAAAGTCGGAGTTGCCTAAGACAATTATTGGTGCAACACAGCTGTGGGTGTTTAATATTAAAACTAGGAAACTAGGTGTTTATCACACCCTAGATGCTGCTGGTTTTAGTATCAAAGGAACAAGTCTGCTTAATTTTAGTGAAATGAAATCTGTGCAAAAGACCTTACGAAAACCAGAGGCAATATTGCCTGAAATTGTAAAGGGGTCTAAAGTATTCTTGCGTAATGTTATTGAATCGGTAAGAGCAAAAGAATCTTGCCTCAATGGTCGTCTGAATCGTGATACAATATTATTGAAAGTCGTAAAATAAACTATGGATCATTATGATAATTTTTGATTACAACCAAGTTGCGATTGCTAACTTGATGGAACAAATTGGTTCTTCTAAAACTCCTGTTGATGAGGTTTTGGTTCGCCATATGATCCTCAATACTATCCGTACCTATGTGAAGAAATTTAAAGAATCACATGGTCCGGAAGTTGTTATCGCCTGTGACAATAGAAAATATTGGCGCCGTGATATCTTTCCTTTTTACAAAGGCCTCCGTAAGAAAAGCCGTGAAGCTTCTGGCCATGATTGGGCTTCTATCTTTGAAGTATTACATAAAATCAAAGATGAGCTTAGGAATCATTCACCATATAAAGTGCTTGATGTTGACACAGCAGAAGCTGACGATATCATTGGTGTATTGACGAGACGATATTCTGGTTCTGGTAAAGTGATGATTTTATCTTCCGATAAAGACTTTGCTCAATTACAGAAATATCCAAATGTTGACCAATACTCACCTATTATGAAGAAGTTTATCAAAGAAAATGACCCAACGGCTCAATTGAAACAGATGATTATTCGTGGTGATAAAGGCGATGGTATTCCAAATATTCTAAGTGCAGATAATGTAATCGTTGATGGCATTCGTCAGAAATCAATTACAGAAGTGAAGATTGGGCAATGGATGAATCAACCACCAGAAGATTTTTGCAATGAGTTGATGTTGCGTAATTTCAATCGTAATCGAATGCTGATTGATTTAACACAAATACCTGAAACCCTAAAACAAAGTATCATAGATACCTATGAAACTACACAGGTTCATACCAAACAAGTGTTTTTGAATTATATGATAGCAAACCGACTAACTAATTTAATTGGGTCAATAAATGAGTTCTAATCTGTTATATTCCGAAATATTCCAAGAGTTTGACAAAGCGACCACCCGTGAAGCTCGGGTTGCAGTTTTACGCAAACACGCTGATTCACGTTTTAAAGAATTTTTGATTATGGGATTAAACCCTCATGTTAAATTTGACATTCAGGCGCCACCATATCGGCCTGCGGTTGAACCCGCTGGTTTAAATTTCGCATACCTTGATAGTGAAATGAACAAGATGTATAGGTTCATCACTAATCATCCAATGAAAACAGCCATCACAACCAAGAAGCAGGAACAATTGATGATTGTCATCCTTGAAGCATTACATAAAGATGAAGCTGATTTGCTTGTTCGTATATTGAAGAAAGATTTGGGTATCAAATACCTAACGGCTAAAATCTGTAAAGAAGCCTTCCCTGAAATTGACATTCCGGTGTAATTATGAAAGTAGCTGTTGTGACGCCAACAATTGGTAATCCTAAGTTTCGTGATTGCCTTAAAAGTGTAGAAACTCAAACTTACCATGACCTAATTCATTATGTTTTCATTGATGGTTATCTTCCATCAGCTACAAGAATGACTCTTGGTTATAGTAAGGTTAGAACAATCACATTAGAAGAAAATGTTGGCAAGGGCTGGTATGGGCATCGTGTATACGCTGCCTGTTCCTTCCTTGTTAATGCTGATATCATTTGTTACCTTGATGAGGACAATTGGTATGATCCATGTCATGTGGAAAAACTAGTTAACAAAATTAAAGAAGGTAATGATTGGGCTTATTCCCTAAGAAAGATATACGACAAAGATGGCAAATACCTCTGTGATGACAATTGCGAATCACTAGGTAAGTGGCCAGTATACTTTAATGACCAAGTACATCATATCGACACCTCATCGTTTGCAGTTAAGCGTGATGTTGCTGTTAAAATTGGTCATGCATGGTACGCACAATGGGGTGCTGATAGGCAATTCTTTACTAATCTAAAAAGTCATTTCCCAAAGTTTGCTTGTACCAATGCACACACAATGAATTACCGATTAGATGGAAATCCAAACTCCGTTACCAAAGAGTTTTTTGAAGAAGGTAACAGAATCAATAGTGAGAAGTATAATGGTGTTTTCCCATGGATATCAGATAGAACACCATTGAATGTAGGTCCAGGAATTACAATTTTAACTTAACGAATTCTCTAAAATCTAAATAATCAAAAGTGATAGGAAAAGAATGAAGCACAGTTATGTACAAGAAGAGTTTTTACCAGCAGAAGATAAGATTCAGCTTAAGTTTTTGCAAAATAGTACCCACTACCTTTCTGGTGATATTGAAGAAGATAATGTAAAGAAAGCTATACAATGGATCATGTATGAAAATATGTGTTCTCATGTAAATGGTAAAGAATTGAAGTTGTATATTAATTCGTTTGGCGGTGATTTATATCAGGCCTTTGCTTTGATTGATATTATGCGTACCAGTCAATATCCTATTGTTACTATTGCCACAGGATCAATCATGTCCGCAGCCTTTCTAATCTTTGCTTGTGGCACAAAAGGAAAGAGATACGTTTCACCTAACACAGGTATCATGTGTCACCAATTCTCGGATGTTATGGAAAATAAGTACCATGATATCAAAGCAGCAATGAAAGAAGCTGAGTATTGTAATGAACGAATGATGAATATTTTGCGAGATGCCTCCGGTTTGGAATCTCGTACCATCAAATCAAAACTCCTTGGACCAAGTGATGCATACTTTACACCACAGGAATTAATTGAATTAAACATTGCAGACCATATTTTAGGTTAGTCACATGATAGTCGGCGGTTCTAAGATTGAAAAAACTCAAAAATCTAAGTTTAAAAAAAACATAGATAGAGAAACACTTAAACAGTTTCGTAAGAAACACAAAGACAAAGCAACGTATCGTATGCTTAAAGATGAGGAAGAAAATGTTACTTAAAGAAATCGAAATGAAAATTGCTAAGTTAGAAGTTCTAATTGACAACAATATTGGTGATTTGGAATCTATGCGCCGTGAATTGAACCGCCTGAAATTACAGGCATTTGAGGAAGATATAAGGGAATCTGGAGAGCAACAGCTACTAAAAGGGTAGTGTTGTTTTAATACAACAGAGGGCTTGACACCAGCCACCATTAGTGTATAATGGTGGTATGGAAATTATCAAAGAAATCACCGTTTGGGACTGCGATTATAAAGTCCCTAATAATACCTACTTGCTCAATAATAAAGGCAAATTAATCGCCTATATTAAAGAGGGCGATAGCATTATTAATCAATTAAAAACTCCACTAGAATTTAGTAAGTCTAGGCGGAAGTTTATTAAAATTCAGCATGATGGATTATCAAAATTAATAAAAGACGAAAAGAAGGATAATACTAAACGTATTATTCCTAAAAATGTTCAATTATTTAATGTAAATTCAAACGATAAAGACTATACTGTAGAAGTTACGGATAACCGTTATTTTTCATGCAGCTGCGTTGGTTTTGGTTATCGCGGTAAATGCAAACACATTGAGGCTGTGAAGGATTCATTATGATTTATACTAGTACCAAATCGCCAAAAAAGTATATTAAAAATAAAACCAAAAAAGAAATGGCAGAATATAATGATTGGCTTAAAGAAATCAATAGTATTAAGACTAACTTTACCAAGTCTAAGAAATCTTTAGTATCTACTAAACGACCTAATCTTGGGGTTGTTTTAGCTAGTCGCAAAACCCCCGACTATCCCTCTGTAGGAACGTCTGTAGGAACGGCGACCAAAAAAGTTGAGGGGGTCGTATACACAGGGTCTAAAATGTTGGGGATAGGCACGCTACACAAGTCCAATGCAGTTCCTATCTTTACAGAGGAAGAAGCAAAAGACCAGGCAACGATGCGGAGATAGTGTTGTTTTTTTACAACACTACCAGATAATCCTTGACACCTACCATGGTTCGTGTATAATGGTACCTGTTGATTAAAAAAAGGAAGTATTTTGAAATTATTATCTACGGGCAATCCCAAGACCCTCAAGGGTCAATCAATTGGATATTTGACTTTTATCTTGCATTTAGCACCTGCTGATTTGTCAGGTTATAACACCTGTCCAAAAGCAACCGCTGGTTGCACCGCAGCTTGCTTGAACACCGCAGGTCGTGGCGGTATGTTCAAAAAAGGCGAAACAACAAACGCCATTCAAAAAGCACGAATCCGTAAAACAAAAATGTTTTTCGAGGATCGTATTACATTTATGAATTTATTGGTAAAAGACATTCAATTAGGAATTAAACAGGCTGCAAAAAAAGGCCTGATTCCTGTTTTTCGTTTGAACGGTACTTCTGACCTTTCATGGGAGAAGTATGAGGTTCTTGTGAATGAACAATCATACACCAATGTTTTCATGGCATTTCCTGAAATACAATTCTACGATTACACCAAGGTTCTTGGTCGTAAAGTAAAAGCTTTTAAAAATTACCACCTGACGTTTTCGGCAGCTGACGGTAATGACGTTGATGTTAACCGTGCTATGTTCGAAGGTTATAACGTGGCTACAGTTTTCGGTCTCAAGAAAACAGTACCAATGCCTGAATTTTACATGGACACTCCTGTGTTTAACGGCGATGAATCAGACCTCCGTTTCTTGGATCCTAAAGATGTTGTTGTCGGTCTGTATGCAAAAGGCAAAGCCAAGAAAGATACAACCGGTTTTGTGAAATACGTTCCTAACGGACCATCGACATTTAGCAAGTTTATGCCGATTCCTAAGTTTCCAACAATTATGATGGCAATGGCAGCATGATTAACCTAACAACCATTAGGTATAGTACCAATGATTGCCAAAAAACTGCTTGACTTACAGGCAGTATTGTGATACCATGGTAGTTATTAATAATTAAATTGGAGTTTTATATTATGGCAAAAGTAAAAACAGTTAGATTAAATCATACTCAAAAAGTATTAACTGTAATGATTTCTGGTAAGGTTGTAACAACGGAAGAAATTGGAATCCTATTGGGTGACCAAATTCAAATGTATAAATTGTCGACCTATATGTGGGCAATCAAAACAAAAATGCGTGGTATAATTAAAGTTATCAAAGACGGTCGTAAAGTTGCTGGCTATCAGCTAGTGAATGTCGATGAATTGAAACAATATATGCGCCGTGCTGGCATACACAATACTACAGCAGAAAAACCTGTGGCCAGTTTGCAAGAATTGGAAGCAACCGAATTGCCTGACACCGAAGAACCATCAACAATGACAGTTACTAAAATTGTCGAATCAGTTTAACCAACATAATAGGATTTAAAATGTATATGTTAAATTACTACGTTCTATGGAAAAAAATCACTGGTGTTTTCCAACCGTGTGTTACTCCTGATTATGAGTATCAAGATTTGACCGATGTTGTTCATAATTGGGTTCAAGCGAAGTGAACATCTTTTACTTACATCACGATCCAAAGATTTGTGCAGAAATGCACAATGACAAGCATTGTATTAAAATGATACTGGAATATGCACAGCTCTTATCTACTGCTCATCGTGTTCTTGATGGTGATGAATCTGTACAGAAATCTTTTACTGGTCGCAATGTCAAAAGATGGATTTTATCGGATGCTCGTGAATCTGTCATGTACAGCGCTACTCACATTAATCACCCTTCCGCTGTTTGGGTAAGAAAATCTATTGGTAACTATTTTTGGTTATCAAATCTTTTGGTAGATTTGTGTAAAGAATATACCTATCGTTATGGTAAAGTTCATAAATGTGAGCGTGATGGATTGGTACAGATGTTACATGATTGTATACCTGATAATCTGCCATCAATTGCATTTACAGAACCTACTCCGGCTATGCCTGATGATATTAAGATTGCCGGAGATTCTTTGGCATCGTATAGGAATTATTACATAAGTAATAAGCAGCACCTAGCCTCATGGAAAGGCAAAGTGAACAGTCGTAATATTCCGGAGTGGTTTAATGCCAACTTATAGATTTATTGATACCAAGACAAGTGAAGTTTTTGAATCTTTTATGAAGATATCAGAAAGAGAAAAGTACCTTCTTGAAAATCCACATATTGAAACTGTGATGACAGCACCTGCTATTGTTTCATCATCAGGTGGTTCTCCAGACCAAAAGGCTGGTGATGGATGGAAAGAAGTTTTATCAAAGGTTGCAGAGGCACACCCGAGCAGTACCGTTGGTGAAAGATATTATAAAAAATCTATCAAAGAAGTTAGAACCGCACAAGTCGTTAAAAAGCACGTTGACCGTATTACCAAAAGAAATAGAAATAAATGATTTTTACACATGAGAAGTTACCTGAATTAGATTTTGAGTTGGAAGCAAAGACAACGGAATCTGGTCGTTTATATTATACACCTTCAGGTAAAGCATACCCGTCAGTAACAACAGTCCTTGGTTCTATGAACAAAGATGCTATTGATGCATGGCGCAAACGGGTTGGTGAAGAAGAAGCCAACAAAGTATCAGGTCGTGCCTCACGCCGAGGAGAAGCTTTGCATTTGGCCTGTGAAAAATACTTACTCAATGAAATGAGTGATTTAAAAATTCGCAATATGATGCCAAATATTAAAGAGTTGTTTTTTCAATTGCGTCCCGAATTGGACAAAAATATCGGCAAGATATATGCAATTGAACAACCACTTTATTCTGACAAACTGAGAATTGCTGGTCGTGTTGATACTATTGCAGAATGGAATAAAAGATTATCAATCATAGATTATAAAACGTCATCGAAAGAAAAATTAGAAGAAAATATTCTAAGCTATTTCCTACAATGTACGGCTTATGCGGAGATGTTTGAGGAATTGACCAACAAGACAATTGATACTTTGGTTGTTGCCATTGCAGTAGAAGGTGGGCAACCACAAATCTTTGTTAGGCAAAAGTATATGTACCGTACCCAATTATTGTCGTTTTTAGCGAATTCACCCTTGACTAAAATTGCGAAGTGATATATAATGGTTGCATGGTTGTAATCCCTTCAAAATGAAGGCAAGTTGGACGGCGGTGCAAATCCGCCCACCTCCACCTAAGAGTATCAGACAGTATTCTTAGGTGGGGGTGTATTCAGTATTCGACAGCTTGAGATAGTGGAGACGGCAACTCGGTAGGCGATGACCGCAAATCAAGCAAAAACCATAAAAGCAAACGATAATCGCTTTTTGATGGCTGCGTAAGCATAACCATCTGAGTTTTGGTAGTTGAACTTGGAAACAGAATCAACTATCACTTTTGTAGTTTCACACACAGTAGTTACACACACTAAGGAGAAGTAAAATGAGTTTAAATCCATATGAAGTACGCTTAGAAGTTTTGAAGATGGCAGCAGGAATGCTTAATGATGAATATTATGGCAAACGTCAGGTAATTGATGAAAATTTTCACACACAGGTTGCAACCTCTCGGGAAAATAATACTACACCACCATCACATCCTGGATTTCCTGATTTTCCAACAGAAGAAAAGATTCTAGAAAAAGCAAACAAACTTTATAAATTTATTGATCCGAAATAATTTGTTGGGTTTTTGTTAGGTTGACCCTGTATCATAATAACCTAACATTCTTATTAACTTTGGAGTTTATAAATGAAAAAAGTACTTTTGATTGCAACACTTTTGGCAGCATTTAACGTAGCTGCTTTTGAAGTTGGTGTTAATGGTGGTGCTGTTACTGGTAGTGCATCAGGTGGTTTAGCTGGTGTTACCGCTGGTCAGAAATTTGACAAACTAGGTTTAGAAGCTGGATATGGTCAAGCATGGTTAAATGGTTCTACTCAGAATCGTTGGTCTCTTACTGGCTCATATGATTTATATACTACGAACAGTTTGGTAGTTGCTGGTAAAGTTGGTTATGTATACCTCAACAATCAAAGCGCTACAAGTGGTTCAGCAGGGACTGTTGGTCTCGGTTTGACTGTACCATTTACAAAGTCGGTTGCAGGAACACTTGACTATGCATATCAATATGCTGAATCTGGCGTTACTCAATTTAATGGTAGTGTCATCACTGCGGGTATCAAGTACAAGTTCTAATTTAATTCAGTTTGGCAGTTCTGTTGAAAAACTGTCATTTCAATTTTTGTAAGGATAAAAAATAATGCGTGTGTATAGCAACAAATACCGAAACCATTGGTTAAGTCCTTACACCATACTGGAGAAAGTATTTTTCTGGCGTGAGATTGATTATAAAGAACCGCTTATTGATAAGTGGTCTGACCGACTACATCCAATCTGTGAAGCTCTCCGAAAAGTTCTAGATGTAGTACATCCAAAAATCGACTATGTGAAGATTGATTATTGGGATACTTGGGGTATGGATAGCACTCTAGCACCAATCATTCTACCAATGCTTAAGCAACTTCGTGACACCAAACATGGTTCACCTCTTGTTGACTTTGAGGATGTTCCTGAGCACCTGCGTACAACAGGCACACAAGAGTATGAAGAACAATCCGTTTTTGATTTTTATAAAGAAGATAAATCATATGACGATGATTACCCAAATATTCATGCTCGTTGGGAATGGGTTCTTGATGAAATGATTTGGACATTTGAACAGAAAGTTGATGATGATGCCGAAGGTAGATTTTTCGACCATTCGGAATGTGATGATAAATTTCCTTGGGATAATGATAGTAATTATCAAAGTAAACTCAAGGTAGATTGGGTTGGTCTAAAGGCTTGGCAAAAGCGCAAAGAAAACGGATTTCGCCTGTTTGGTAAGTATTACGAAGGTCTTTGGGACTAATCATATTTTTTTATAATTAAACAGGAGTTATATTATGGCTGTAGTACAATTGAGTGTTAATCAGATTTCTAATCCAGCAGATCAAAAGAAATTGTTGGATGTTCTCAAAGAATGTTCTGGTGCAATGACACGAATGGAAGGTGAAAAGGACTATATCAAAGAGTCTGTAACCGCCATTGCAAAAGACCTGCAATTACCTAAACGATTAGTTAGCAAACTAGTTAAAGTTTATCATAAGCAAAACTATGATGAAGAAGTTGCTACGCATGAACAATTTGAATCGTTATATGAAACAATTGTTAAGTGAAAATAATGCCAACTAAAGATGAAATGATGAAGTTTGCAGTAGAGATTGAAAAGTTGATTTCTGGTACCGACTACAATTACATTGAGGCTATCGTTGAATATTGTAGAAAGACTGGCTTGGAAATCGAGGTCGCATCAACATTGATTAATGCCAACCTAAAAGGCAAAATTGAATGTAATGCAATTGAATTTAATTTACTGAAGAATAAAAGTCCACGTCTACCAATATGATGACAGGTTATGAAGCCTTCTCTATATACAACGGATTGAAGTTACATTTTACCCAAAAATCTTATGACTATCTAAAGTATAATGGGAAAAGTAACGTCAGCGTTGTTACGTTTGAAAACCGTAAGGATAAATTCTCCTTTTATAAATTATCCCGTAAGCATCCAATTAAAGATGATTACATCAATTTTCTTGTGGCTAATCTTTTGGAAGATAGCAAAGTTTGGGTTGGTACTCTACTAGCTGAAGAGTGTGAAGTTATCTATAGGCAAAGACAGAAGGTTATACAATCAATGTCTTACACCTTTGAAAATGAATGTAGTACCTTGTTCTCAGTCTATAAGAATCCAAACGATGTTTTGGTGACGAATGGAGACTATCCAGTACTCTTAACTAAAGCTTTGCGTAAAGAGATATCTCCAGAGACACTAATCATCCTAAACAGAATCCTTAATTTCTTGCCCATGTGGAACAAAAGAATTTCGGATACTATCCGTTGGCCTGACTATGAGATGAAATTGACCAAGTATGCCGCATTTCTTATGTTAGATGATGTAAAATACAAGTTGATTTTGAAGAAGGTTATATTATGATTTGTAATCCACCCACTTGGAAGAAGCATATATACTAGTATATCATGCATCATGTGGATAAAAAATATACATTAACATACATTTAATACGAGGTAATAAAAAATGTCGAATTTCGCAAATTTAAAACGTGATCGTAGTTCTTTGGACAAACTCACCAAAGCAATCAACGATACACAATCCGGTTCTTCAGAAGCCGGTTCAAAAGATGACACCCGCCTTTGGCAACCATCAGTAGATAAATCAGGTAACGGTATGGCACAGATTCGTTTCTTGCCGGCACCTGCTGTAGACGGTGATGATGCTCTTCCTTGGGTTCGTACTTTCAGTCATGGTTTTCAGGGACCTGGCGGTTGGTTTATTGACAACTGCTTGACAACATTAAATGATAAATGTCCTGTCTGTGAACACAACAGCACTCTTTGGAATTCAGGCATCGAAGCCAACAAAGAGATTGTCCGTAAACAGAAACGTAAGTTGACTTACATGGCTAA